CACTGGCCTTAAAAATGAGATGATCGATTACAACGCCGAGAACGAAAAGACATTCGGCGCGGGGGCCATCAAGGGCGTAAAAGATTATTACAATTCCATTTCTGACAACGCCGCGAACATGGCCGATTTTGTTGGCACCGCTTTTAGTTCGCTCGAAACAACTTTGTCGGATTTCTTTTACACCGGCAAATTGGATTTCGGCACCTTCACCGATGCCATCAAACGCGGCCTGGCCGATCTTGCGGCCAAGGCGGTCATCACCACCGGTTTGAATTTCCTGGGAGATGTATTCCCTGGCCTCAAGTTTGCGGATGGTGGTTTGGTTCCTGGTTCCGGTGGGCCGCGTTCGGATGATGTCCTGGCGCGAGTTTCATCGGGCGAATATGTTATCAAGGCGGCAAGCGTTTCCAAGTTCGGCGCGGGTTTCTTTGACCAACTCAATTCCGGCCAGATGCCAATGGGCGGCGGCGGCGGTGGTGGCGGGGTGTCGATCGATGCCGGCATCATGGATGGATTGACCCCAGGGTTTTTCCTGGGCGGCATCATCAAAGGAATTGGGAACATTATTGGTGGCATTGTTGATGCAATTACCAACGTCATCAAAAGCGTTGTTGATATTGTCAAAGATATTGTCGGAGCGGTGACGCAAGCGGTCAAAGGGTTGGTCGAGGGGATCATGAGCGGCGATCTGGCAACCCTGATTGGGGTTGCATCGATGTTCATCTTGCCTGGCGTTGGCGGGGCCATCGCATCGAACCTGGCGAGTGGGTCAGGTTTCATCAACGCGGTAACAACCGGAATCGCGGAATCATTCTCGGCCGGCATCTTGGGCGGCGGTTCCCTTTCATCGATCGCAACCTCGGTTGGTGTTGAGGCCGCAAAGGGTGTTTTGACAGATGGCCTTTCGGCGGCATTGTCCGACAAAATCCTGGACATCACCGGCGGCATGGCGCGTTCGAAGGGGTCATATGCTCAAGGTCGAGCCGACAGTTTTGCAACCCTTTACAACCAATCAGCGCCATATCTGGCCGCTATGACAGGCGCAAACGTTCACGGCGGCGACAATGTGCGCGTGGGTGAACGTGGGCCTGAGATGTTCATTCCTGGGCGCGATGGCACCATTGCACCAATCAAAGGCAACGCATCGGAACTCATCGGCGCGGTGAACGAAATGAAAGATGAAATCATAACCTTGCGCCGGCAAATGAGCCGGATGATGTCTGGTGGTCAACTCGCGGGGGCGCGTTAGCAATGGTCGCAACAACTCTCGCGCAACTGGTCGAAAACCCGTATGCAAAAAAGAAATATCTGCTAATCCTCAAGCCATATGATTTGGATGCGGCCGGTGAGTTGACACTGTATTTTTCGGGCGAGGGTTTCGTAACTGAGCCAACCGACACACCGGCGAACACAGTTTTTGAGCCTCGATTGGTTGAGCCGATTTCATTCTCTCGATCGATGTTCTCGAGCGGAAAGATCGGTGGCCTTTCGGTTCCTGGTTTTGGCGAGTTGGTTTTGACCAATGCCGATGGCGGTCTCGATGCCTGGGCGGATTATGGATGGGATGGGCGTTCGGTCGAATTGCGCGTTGGTGAATCCGGCGCGGATTTGCAGTATTATTTCACGATCTTTCAAGGTCAGTCGAAATCGATCGAGTTCGATGATTTGTTCATTCGGGTGATTTTGCGCGACAACCAGAATGATTTCACAGTCGATTATCCCGACACCCTTTACGCCGGAACCGGCGGCAATGAGGGATCAAGCGATCTTGCGAATACGCCAAAGCCTCACTGCTATGGTGAGGTCTATAACATCGAGCCGGTGTTGGTGGATTCCACAAATTTCGTTTACCAGGTACACGATGGCGCGATCCAGGCGATCGATGCGGTTTACCAGGGCGGTGTGGCGTTGACCCTGACAACCGATTACACGGTCGATCTCACCAATGGGCGGTTCACCCTGGTTGCAGCACCAACCGGCATTATAACGGCCGATGTGAAGGGTTCTAAGCCTGGGGGAACTTATCTCGAGACGGTTGCCGACATCATTCAGCACATCGTCGAGGATCATGCCGGTTTCACTTATCCAGGGGATTTTGACACCGCATCTTTCACAGCGTTAAATTCGGCCAATTCATCAACCGTTGGCGTTTACGATCGAGGCATGACAACGGTTGCAAATGTCTTGGATCGGCTCATCAATACGATCGGCGGTTTCTATGGTTTCGATCGCGATGGCAAGTTCCAGGTTGGCCAGGTTGCTCTGGCGACCGGATCAGCGGATGCCGAGTTTGATAAAACAACCATCATCGAGATCACCCGCCAGGCATCGGCGGTTCCGAATTACCAGGTTCGGATGGATTACAAGAAAAACTATCGAGTGATGAGTGAGAGCGATTTCGATGCCTCGATCACATCGGCGCAACGTGATTACCTGGTTCGAGAGGCCGATGTCGCCATCGCCGAGGACACAGCGGTTCAAACGCCATATCCCAACTCAACGGCGCTGATTGTCGATTCGCTCTTTACTGGATCATCGGCGGCATCGACCGAGGCGACCAGGTTGTTGAATATATATAAAACGCAGCGTGATTTTTATCGCATCCTGGTTAAAACCCAGCCTTACACATTGAAGTTGAATGATGTGGTAAAAATCACCTTTAACCGCTATAATCTGGGCAGCGGCAAGTTGTTCCGAGTGATTTCGATCGTTGAGGATGCGGCGAACAACGAAGTCGAACTCGAACTCTGGGGATGATTTAATGGCTCGAAATATGATGATTTCCTCAACGAATTACGTTGACACCGCGACCTCGATCACGGCCGATGATGAGGTTGCGACATTGCCGATCGAGAACTTGCAGGATCGGCAGATTGTTCGTATTTGGCGCAATACTCAAACAACGGCGCAGATCGATATTGATTTCGGTTCCTCTCGGATTGTTAATTTCGCGGCGTTGGTAAAGCATAACATTTCCCAAACCGGCACGATCCGGTGGCGGTTTTCGAATGTCGCTGATTTTTCAACAACGGCCTATGATTCCGGTGTTGTTGATGCCTGGCCGATCGTTGAGGAATTTGGGACATTACCCTGGGGCGTTTTCATCTGGGGTGGATATTTGAATCCGGAGGTCGCGGCGAACTATACGATATCAACCTTTGATATTTTGCAAACTCCAATCCAGGCCAGATATTTCCGCATCGACATTTCCGATCCCACCAATGCCGATGGCTATATCCAGGCGGGTCGATTGTTGTCTGGGCCGGCATATGAGCCATCGATCAACTATGCGAACGGCGTTTCGTTTGAATTTGTCGATGAGTCTCGGATCACCAAATCACGCGGGGGCCAAACCTTTGTTGATGAGGTCGAGCGTTTCCGCCGGATGCAATTCGAACTGATTAATCTGCCCGAGAAAGAGATTTTCGGGAATATCTTTAACCAGGTGGATCGATTGAGGGGTGTTGCGCAAGACATTCTCATCATTCCTCAGCCAGACGATCCAAATACATGGATCACGCAAAATATATATGGTAGGATCACCGCAACTGGGCCGATTGTGAACTCGGCTCTCGATTACTATTCACGGCTCATTGAGGTCGAGGAACTTATCTAAGGGGAACGCAAATGGCATATCCGGTCACACTCAATGGTCGCACATATACTCTCGCTGATTTCGAGGGCAACAATTACGTTGACGGTTTACCGGATGCGTTCGAGGATTTCGTCACTCACGCCGGCGACATTTACAACGACACATCGACAACCTCGAACTCGATCGGCACCGGCTCCAAGACATTCACAGTTGCCTCTGGGAAACCTTACCAGGCTGGGACGCCATTGCGGATCGCAGATGCGGCGGCACCGGCAACCAATTTCCTCGATGCGGTTGTGACATCTTATTCCGGAACCACCCTGGTTGTTGAAGCGATCGGATATGGCGGCTCTGGAACGCTAACATCCTGGACGGTGAACATCGGTGGCGCAAAAACCATTGATGGCACTCTGGGCGTCTCTCAGGGCGGCACAGGGGCCACCACAGCGGCGGCGGCACGGACTAACCTGGAAACCTA